GGTCGAAGTAGCCCGCGAGCATCGTGTCGTAGGCGTCTCCCGCCTTGAATGACGGGTAGTCCCCGAAGAAGTAAGCTGCGTAACGGTTCGGGTAGCTCTCGCTCCAGTTCACCGCCAGCCAGAAACGCTGGGTATCACCCACCAGCACCCAGGGCCGTGTCGTCGCGTTGTCGTTCTGGGCCTTGCGCCACCACGTCTCGGCCTTGCCGGTGCCGTTGTCGATGTCGTTGAGCACTTCCCACATCTGCGCCAGCGCCGTGCGCGGGCCGCGTCCGTAGTTGCCGTCGCCGGCGAGCGGCGTTTCGTCGATGCGCAGGAACAGGCGATTGCTGGTCACGTCGCGCGACCGGTAGACCGCGCGGTCTTCGGCCGAGAACGGGATCTCCCACCCCAGTGGCGCGATCTTGGCGGTCAGGACGCCGGTGGCCCGCGCTGCGGTATCGGTCACCCCATCAGCCGCGACATCGAACTGGAACGCGTTGGTGGTCACGTTGCGGATGCGGTGCTCGCCGTTGTAGGCCGCTTCATTGGCCCCGGCGATCAGCACGATGTCGTTCTCCCGGAACCCGTGGCCGGCATCCGCCGTGGCGGTCGCCACCGTGCCCTCGCGGGTGATCGTGGTCAGCGTGCGCAGGTTGAAGCCGTTGCCCAGACAGGCGTTGAGCACGGCGATCAGGGTGCCCCGCTGGCCGCTCAGCTGCGGCACACCGGTCTGGTTGGACTGAAAGAATTTGATGGTCATAGCAATACGCAAGGTCAGCGATCGATGTCGCCGCGAATCTGAATCTGGAATGCATCGCTGGTCTGTGTGGCGGGGCCCTGCAGCGTCGTGCGGGCGACCCAGACGGGGAAGTTGGCCGCGGCCGTGGACAGGCGCAGCACGTTGCCGGCGGCCCAGCCCGAGCCCCAGCCGCCCGCGCGCAGCGTGAAATACGGCGCGTGGGTTTCCGGGTTGACCGGTGCGAGATCCGTGGCGGTGTTGCCCACGGCGATCTGCCCGACCGACTCGCCCACCACGCGGAACTCGTTGGTGTTGGTGAAGATCAGCGCCCAGCGCTCCTCGATGGCCCCGCGATTGGTGACCTCGACCGGGTACACCGTCTCGTTGTACTGAGCGATGGTGTTGGCGCCGATGCGGACGTCCCTCCACTCCCCCGTCCAGGTCTGCTGCGCGAACAGCGTGTGGGCGCGCGCCTGCAGGTCGCCGATGATCAGCGCCGAGGACACCCGTGATTCGCGCGCGGGATAGTCGTGGGTCAGTGCGCGCGTGAGCGTCAGCACGCCGTTGATCTGGGTATCCGAGATCAGGCCCATGTCCTCGATGCGGTGCTCGGCCGCCAAGGGCAGTGCGAGCCCGGCCGGGGCACCCCGCAGCGTCACCGTGCCCGCGTCGAGGTCAGTGGTGTAGAGATCGGCCGACACCGGCTTGCCATCCGCGTCCAGTACCCGCAGGGCGGCCAGGCGCACGCGGCCCACATCCAGCGTGTCACCGGCGCGTGCGTTGGCGGCGAACGGCGTGGTGGCGGTGTGGTGCACCACGGCCACGTCCCCGGTGCGGAAGATCGGCACACGCCCATCGAGCGGCAGGCGCACCGGATCGAGCCCAAGCACGTCGGCCGACAGCGGCAGATACGTGAAGGCCACCGCGTTGAAGCGTAGCGTGTCGGCCCGCACCGGCAGCGGCTGGAAGATCTGGCCGCCGCGCACGGCGTCGGCGCTGTACCAGATCTCGCCTTCCCGCCCGGTGGCGGGCACGCTGCGCCCGAAGCGCACGCGCACCACGCCGGTCTGGTAATCCACCGTGCCGAGCAGGCCCGCGGCCGCGATGGTGCCGTCCGCGTTGGCCGTGGCCGTGATCTGGCCACCGGTGAGCGGCACGGCACGGATCTGCAGGCTGCCGGGACGGACAGGCGCCGCCGGCACGCGGAAGGTCACCTCGTCCACCGGCTGCCCGCCCAGTTCGGTCAGCAGCGACTGCATCGACACCACGTTGCCCGCGCCCGGCTGCCAGACGGTGAGCCGCGCCCGGCCCGAGGCGTAGTCGANGGTGCCGGCCTGGGTGCCGGCGCCGGTGTTGGCGTTGATGTCGGTGACCAGGGTCCCCAAGCGATCCACGTAGACCTTGCCGCCCAGGCCGAAGCGGATGCTCCCGGGCACGATGGCCTCGGCGTAGCGGTCGGTCAGATCGACCTCCAGCTGCGCGAGCGTCACCGTCTCGGTGGCCGCATTCGCGGTGTCGGCGGCGCGGTAGCGCACCTTGACGTAGCCGGAATCATCGATCGGCATTGATGCGCCAGCCGGCTTGTATTCCCAATGGCTGAAGGTGTTGCGGTAGACCGGGCGGCGCTCGCTGCCCTCCACGGTCCAGCCCAATTGCTGCACGCTGTAGCGCGCGAACGGGATGTTCACCGTCGCGTCGGGCCGGAAGGTGATCGTGCCGGCGGTGTAGTCGATGCGCCCGACCATGGCGCTGTCGAACGCGCCGGCCCCGGTGTCGCGAGCCACTTTGATCGGGTCGACGCGCTGCACCACCTGCATCTCGGCGGGCGTGCCCGAAATGGCCTGGTAGTTCTCGATCAGCAGGTTGAACTCGAGCTCGACCGTGTTCGGGCGCAGGTCGCTCTGCGGCAGGCGGACCGTGACGGTGCCGTCGGCATTGCGCAGCGGATGCGCGAAGCTCGCTTCCTGCGGCGGCCCCCACTCGTAGTCGATGGTCAGCTCCGCGCCCCCGGCGGGCAGCACGGCGGGCCGGAACACCAGCTCGCCGCGCGCATAGCGCACGGTGCCGGCGCCGTCTCCCGTGATCACCCCATGCCCATCGTCGGTGGCCAGGCGCTGGCGCGCGCCGTCCGGCCAGGTGATGCGCAGCGAGCCCGGCGCGATGCCGGGATGCGCCACGGTATGGCGCACGGTCGGCGGCTCGACCGGTGCACCGACGCGGTTGAAGTAACTCGCGCCCGTCCCCCAGGAGAACAGGATGGCCGTGTTGGCGTCCGGCAGCGCGCCGGTCGTGAGGAGCACGGAGCCGCTCACGTAGTCCAGCGTCCCGGCCCCAAAGGACGAGTCGGTGCCACGGATCGCGCCGTCGCCCTGGTCGCGCAGGTCGTACCACTTGCCCTGGGCCATGTAGGACACGATCAGTGCCCCCGGCTGGGGTGGTGGCGACAGGGTGATGGTGTAGGCGTAGCCCCGGTTCTCCTGGGCGATGGCGATCGCGGCGGTGTCGGCCACGCGCACGGGCGCGCCCGCCGGGCGGAAGCTGACCTGGAAGTCCCCGCCAAATCCCGGTGTGCCGTCCTTGAAGGCGACCAGGCCGCGTGCGTAGTCCACCGTGCCAATGACGCTCGCCCCGGATTTAAGCTGCGCCGCCGCATCGGTGAAGGTGTAGCCTGCCCCCGTGATACGCAGGCTGCCCGGCACCAGCGGATTGCCCAGGTACAGGTTGCGGCCGCTGGCGACCTGGCCGTTGGCCATGTACGTCAGCACGCCGTTGCCGCTCTCCAGCAGCGGCACCGCCTGGCCGGCGGCGTTCAGGTCCACCAGCGGCGTCTCCGACTGTGCGGACGGCACCAGTTGCCCGAAGAGCCCTGGCACCTGTACGCGCAAATCCCCGACCTTCGCCTCGGCCACGGTCGGTGCTATGCCGTAATAGACGGCGGCGTTGGCGACGATGGTGTCACGCACCACGGCCTTGGCCGAGACGTCGTCGCGATTGGACGGCGACGGTCCCTCGAAGTCGAAGCGCAGCGGATCGGAGATCTCGCAGGTCGCCACGATGCCGTCGAACTTGATCGTGCCACCGCCCTCGCTCACCGTGAACTCGCGCTCGGTCGTGGTGATGCGGGTGATGCGCACGTACTGCTCGATCTCGGTGGGCTTGGCTTCGTCCTGCACCAGCACCAGCGCCTGACCGACGCGCGGCAGGGTGTCGGCGGGTTTCAACAGCAGCGTGATGGCGCGCTGGCCGGTCAGTTGGCGCTCCAGCAGTTGGCCGGGCCATTTAACGCCACGGGCGAGGTAGCGCTCGACCCGGTCCCGTGCTGCCTCGCGCCGGTCGGTCCAGGAGCGGGTGGTGAAGAGCGTGACCGAAACACGCGGGTCGGACGGCGCATCGGCCACGATGGCGTGGGCGCCGTAGTACGAGTCGGTCGAATCGGTCAGCACCCCGACGAACGCNTTGCGCAGCGCCACGCGCCCGTAGGTGCGATCCAGCTCGGAGATGTCGGGAAACAGGTTGTTCGACTGGCCGTCGACCACGACGTGGCCGGTCATGCGGCCGCCGCCATCGGGCGTGTCGAGCAGGCGCTCGGCGGCGAGCAGCTTCACATCGCCGGAAAGAATCGGCATTCAAATCTCCATCAGACGGAGGGTCAATCGGTAGAAGTCGGCGTCGTGCCGCGCCGGGAAGCCCATCACCGGCTCGGCCTCGATGGCGGTCTCGTGGTGTCGGAAGGCCACCGTGAAAGCACGGCCATCGGCGAGCGTCAGCTCGAAGCGGGTGCCAGGACTGGCCGCCCACGCGTACAGCGTGTTCACCGTCGCGCGGGTCACCCAGGCCATGTCGGCAGCGCCCACCAAGGTGATGGGGCGCCCCTTCTGGCGCGCGGCCGACTCGACCAGCAGCGCGCCGGTCAGCAGGTACGACACCGCCGCCACGGCGGGCGTCCAGGCGTGTTCGTCCGCCCAGAGCAGGTCATCGGGCAGCGCCAGCACGGCACTGTCCGCAAGGTGTTTGAGTTGCATCGGGGTTACAGCGCCCGGGACTGGGCGTCTTTGAGGAGTTCGAGCAGCCGCGCTTCGTCGCGGGCGTCGATGGTGGCGGCGACCGTGCGGCCGCCGGAGGCCAGTTCCACGCGGATGGTGCGGGCGGACGCGACCTCTGCCGCGTACGCGGGGACCGGCGCGCGCATCGCCGTGGCCAGCACCTGCGACAGCGCGGCGGCGGGATCCGCGCCCTTCCATCCGCCCGCCACCGCCTGCGACGCCTTGGCCGCCATGCCCGCCAGCGGCTGAACCAGTCCACCAATGGCGTAGCCGCGCACCTTGCTCGCCAGCGCCCGAGCCGGCAGCGCCAGGTTGTTGATGGCATCGAAGAAGCCCACGCCGTGGTGCGCGACCGCCTCGCGGTTCACCACGTACTCGCCGGGCGTCAGCATCGCGGGCACGGTGTCGGAAGCGGCCACGCCACCATCGCGATAGAACTCGCTCTGGTGCTGCTCCATGTAGTCGAGCAGGTCGCGCTCCAAGTCCTTGCCCCACAGCATCGGCTGGGCCATGGCTTGGCGCCAGGTGGTCTTGATGCGCTCGAGGGTCTGGCGCTCGGCGGCGGTCAGCTGCTTGCGGTTGGCCAGCGCATCGAGCGTCTGCCGGTCGCGCTCGGCCTGCCGGCCATAGGTCGTCATCGTGCGCGAGCGCATGTCGGAGCTGACCCAGGCACCACCGTTGTGCTGCGCCCACGAGGCGTAGTCGCTCATGCCCTGCAGGCCGAGCGCGATCATCTGGCGGGCCTCGACCACGTCCCGATTGCGCTTCGCCCCGCCCGGCTGGTTGCCGTCACGTCCTCCGAACAGCACCGCCCCGCCGGTGGCGAAGCGGGCCACGCCGTTGGCGAGCTGCGCGAGCGTGCCCGCGCCGTACTTACGCACGGCGGCCTTGCGGATCACGTACGCCCCGGCATCCAATGTGCGCGGCACGGTGTCCTGGTCCCCGCGGCCCGGCACCGCCCCACCCTGCATGCGCGGGAACGCGGGCGCGACCGGCCCGCCCTCGGCGAACTGCCGCACGCCGCCACCGACCACGCCGCCCGCGGCATTCGCCTCCACCCGACGCACGGCGATGGTGTGCGTGCTGGAGGTGTTCATGCCGTTCAGGCTCTGCACCTTGGCGCGCACGGCGTCGACGTTGCTGGCGACCGCGTGGCGCGACTCGGTCTGCACACGGTCCAGCGCCCGCAGCATCCCCTCGACGTTGGCGATGGCCGCGCGCGCCTTCTCGGTGGCGACCCGGAGCTCGAGCTGCGCGTTGTCGCGGGCGTAGGCGTTGAGCTTGTCCAGCGACGCGAGCGCCTTGGACACGTCGGCATCGACCGGCAGGGTCTTGCCTTCCTTCAAGCGCTGCTCGTAGTCCTGCAGCGTCTTCTCGGCCCGTTGCAGATCGGCCTGGATGATCACCAGCCGCTCCCGCTCGGCCAGGGCCTTGTCGAGATCGGCGATGGCCTTGTCGAAGCGGCCGGTGTCGGCATCGATGGTGACCTTGAATCCCTGCTGCAGCTTGGCCGTCAGTTGCGCGATCTGGTTGTCGGTCTGCGCCAGCGTCTGCTGGATGCCCTGGCGGGCCGACACCGCCGACTGCGCAGCGCGCTGGTGCGCCTGGGCTTCCGCATCCAGGGTCTGGTTGAGGATCGCCTCCGAATCGCGGATGCGGCCGATCGCCTCGTTGACCGCCGTCTTGCCCTGCACGGCCTGCGCGTCGGCGTTCGCCGCCCGCTGGGCCGATTGGGCGCGCAACTCGTCTGCCTGCCGCATCAGCGCTTCCGCCTGCGCGGATTCCTGCCGGCCCCGGGCCTCCCGCGCCTGGGCTTCCAGTTGGGCTGCCTGTGTGACCGCCTGCTCGGATTGCCGGCGTGCATCCTCTGCCCGCTTGGCTTCGCTGGATTGCGTGCTCGCCACCTGCGCGGCCAAGTCCATCGCCTGGCTCGCACGCTGGCGGGCCAGGTCGAATTCGCCATCGGCCAGCGCCGCGCGGGCACTGGCCTGGTATTCGGCGATCTGGCGCTTGCGGTCCTCCTGCGCCTCGAAATCCGTCATCCCCGCGCGGCGGATGTCGCGGATGCGTTCTTCCGTCGACATCGACAGCTGGCGCTTCTCGTCCTCGATGCGCCGGATCTCGCCCAGGTGCCGGTTGGCCTCGGCGTTGAGCGCGTCGATGTGCTGACGGTAGTCGGTGGCGGCCTGGGTCAGCGTCTGCCGCCGCGTGGCCAGGATCTCGTTCTCCACCCGCTGCACGTTGGCCGCACGCTCGGCCTCGGTCTTGCCATCGCGCGCGGCCGCCGCGACGCGGGCGCCGGATTCGTCATCGATGAGCTTGAGGGTGTCGGTGGCGGCCTGCCGGCGCAAGGCGGTCTGCTGCGTGAGCGCCTCGACCAGCAGTTGGGTCGAGCGGGCGATCTGCGCCGACTGCGCCTGGCCCGAGCGCTCCAGTGCCGCTTGCTCCTGCTGGTAGCGGGCCTTGACCGCCTCGACCTGGCGCTGCAGATTGGCTTCGACAATCGATCCGAACCCCTTGTACGCCTCGGCCATCCTGGCGGTGGCGTCGTTCACGGTCTGGCTGGCCTTGGAGAGCGCCGACTCGACCTCGCCGATGCGGGACTTGAGTTTCTCCAGGGCGGTGTGGACCGCTTCGGCACCGCGCCCCACCGCTTCCTGCGTGCCTTGGCGCACGGCCTCCAGGCGCTTGGTGATCTCTTCCGCAGCGCTGGCGGCCGTGTTCATGGCCCCCTTGGCGGCATCGGCACCCCGACCGGCATCCGCGTACATCTGCGCAAAGACCTGGTTCATCTCGCCCAGCCGGGCCTGATGCCGCCGGGTCGCCTCGGCGATGGTGTCGGACGTGAAGATGGCCGCGAACACCTCCCAGTGAAAGCGCAGCTCCTCGACGGACTTGATCAGCACTTCCACCATGAAGATGCCGGCGCGGCGCACGATCTCGAACCGCTCCGACAACCACGTGCCGATCTCCCAGCCGACGAGAAAGGCGCCCAGCGTGGCGAAGCCCGTCCTGAGCAGCCCAACATTCGCGATGGCGGCCGACACCGACAGGTTGGCCGTGGCCCAGGCGGCGGAGGTGGCACTGGCGGCCGTCACTGCAGCAGCACCGGCGGTCTGCCATGCGGTGACCAGGGCAGGCAGCAGCCGGTAGACCAGCACGGCCAGGCCGACTTCGGCGATGCGTTTGAGCCACTGCATCACCACGTCGAGGTTCTGCGCGAGCCAGGTCAGCGCATCGGACAGCTTGGCGGTGAAGCCGCTGGCCTGGTCGACCCGGTTGATGGTCTGCCCGAGAGCATTGCGCAGCCGCTCGAACGCCTGGCTGACCGTGGCCGGCAGCTGCGCGTACTCGGTCGCGAGCTTGTTCTTCTGCGACAGCAGGGCGCCCACCACCACGTCGGCAGTCAGGCGCCCCTCCTCGGCCATCTTGCGCAGCCGCCCGATCGGGACGTTCAGGCCATCGGCCAGCGCCTGCGCGAGCCGGGGGCTGTTCTCGACCACGGAGTTGAACTCCTCGCCACGCAGCACGCCCGCCGCCAGGGCCTGGCCAAACTGCAGCAGCGCCGATTGCGTCTCGTTGGCCGACGCGCCGGAGATGCGCAGCGCCTGCGAGATGCTCTCGGTGATGGTGAGCGCCTGCTGCTGCTCGCCACCCAGCATGCGCACAGCCTGCTGCAGCTTGCCGTACAGCGTGGCCGTCTCCTGGATCGGCACGCCGATNCGCTGGGCGATGTCGAAGAGCGCGGTCTGCGCGGTCGTGAACTCGCGCTGGCCGGCGGTGGCCAGCTTCAGGCGCGCGGCCATCATGTTCCAGGCGTCGGCGATCTGGACGATCTCCTGGGCTTTGCCGACTGCCCAGTTGATCGACATGAACGCAAGCAACTGCGTCCGGGCGGTGGTGATCTGCTCGCTGATGACGGAGACGCCGGCTTTGATCTGGGCCAGGCCGGCTGCGGCCTTATCGCCGGCGGTTTTGGCAGAGGCTGCGAGTTCTCCTAGACTTCGTTCGGCAGATGATATGGCGCGTTTGAGTCCTTCGTCCGCGCCATCGAGTGCGACGAGGATACTGATCCGATTGTTGGCCACCGGTTAGATTCCATCAAATCATGACACAAGATAAAGATACGAAGAATCCCATCTATAGAATTCAGAACTTCGATCGAGTCGTTGATATTTTTGAAAAAAACGAGCTACATTTATCCCACCCATCAATATGGGATGATCCATACGAAAAATACTTACAACATCCGGCAAGCGATTCTCTATTTGCTCAATGCTGGTCGACGAACCCGCAGTCAGACGCGATGTGGCGCATCTACTCTCCAAACCATATGGGTTTACGCATTCGCACCACCCCGGAAAAATTACGAAATGCAATTCGATCCAGCCTGAAAGAAAATGACCTCCGATACCGCTTGATCGATGTCGAATATTTAGCGGAGGCGGAACTGAGGAGCCGCACACATGAACTTACGGCGACTCTCAGGAATGAATTTAAACCAGAATTGGCCGCCAACTCCCTCGGATGGAAGCGGCGAGCATTCAAGCACGAGGAAGAAGTTCGTCTTATAATATTTCGCGATAAAATCACAGAAAATCCAAAAGATGGCCTAAAAATTAAAATCGATCCTCACGCACTTATTGACGACATCCTCATCGACCCTCGCGCACCAAAATCCCTTTTCGAAGCATTCGAACTTTATCTAAAAGAAAAAATCGGATTCAAAGGAGGAATTTCAAAATCGCGCTTGTACGCAACACGGGAATCGATACGAGTCGACCCGGACGAGGATCCCGCGGCTGATCTTTGATCTCTTGAAAACAGAAAGGTGTTGGTTACCCAAGCGAAAAGCGGCGTTCAACACGAATCTCCCAGCCACTCCATCACGTGCTCGATGAAGACCCTCGCCGCTTCCGCGTTGATCGCGTTACCGAAGGCGCGCAGGCGTCCCACTCGGGCGGGAGCGCCATGAGCCAACGGGAATGCGCCGGGTTCAACTGGCCGCCACCGTCCATCGCGGCACAGAAGCCAGTCAGCATCTCGCCAGAAGCCGTTCGTCGGGCCGGCCCTGGAAGGAGCGTGAACGTCTGCTCGCTCAAAGGCTTGCCACGAGTCTGTTCTGCTCGTTGCACCAGAAACTCCGGCGAGCCGCTGGCCGAGTGCCAGTCCCTTGCGCTCGGCGTGGCCCAGCCCGAGACCAATGCCACCGTCTTGCGGCTGCTGTCGTTGTTGCCCGCTGCGCTGTTGCCGTTCCTCGCTGGCGTGCCCGCCATTGGCGTCGGCCAGCCTGCCAGCGGCACACAACCCGGAAGGCGATCGATACCCTGCGAAGGTCCTCCCTTCGGGCCGTCCTGCTGACACGGAGTTGGCCACCCCGCCAGTAATGCATGCTGTGTCGCACCCATCGCGCGCTTGGCCAGTCCGGCGTCGCCGGTATCCATTGCCTGCGGCGTACGCGACCCAATAGAGCCGGTCGCGGATGTGCGGGGCACCGATGCCCGCAGCCGGAAACGGGACCGCCCCGACGGCGTAGTCCACGGCTTCCATGTCATCCTGTACAAGGTCGATCCAAGCATCCGCGTTGTTGCTCGCAACCTGCTCTCCAAGAACAATTGCAGGTCGGCACTCGCTGATGAGGTGGTACCAGGCTGGCCACAGGTGCCGCTCGTCAGCAAATGCCAGCCCTTTGCCTGCCTGGGAGAAAGGCTGGCAGGGACAGGAGCCGGTCCAGACGGGCCGGTCATCGGGCCAGCCTGCACGGCGCAGTGCCAGCGACCAGACGCCGATTCCGGCGAAGAAGTGGTGCTGGTGATATCCCCGGAGGTCTTCGGGTCGTACATCTTGAATATCTCGTTCATCTACATCGCCGGGCGCGATGTGGCCGGCGGCAATCAGGTTGCGCAGCCATGCGGCTGCATACGGATCGATTTCGTTGTAATAGGCGCCCATATCCCTGCTACTCGCAAAGGCCATAGGCGGATGAGCACGCGGTGGGCTCAGCCAGGTCGGCCAGCAGGTCGTACTGACGGCCACCACGCGTGGTTCGGCTCCACGCCACCACTGCGTCGATCGTGGAAGACTGGCCCGCGTGCCCTTGCGTGCCCAGGTGGAAGAACGAAACCGGCGTGCGCGGACGGCACACCTCGGAAACGAGTCGCTCCCACTCGGCGATGCGCTCGATGTGCTCAGGGAATCGTCGCGCGATCTCGCGCAACTCCCCCTTGCTACAGTTGATGCAGGGCATGCAGCCAACGCGGCTCATGCCCTTGCGGTACAACAGGTTCGGCTCGATGCCAGCCACCCTGTGCGCCTCGAATACGTCCTCGACGCGCCAGCGCAGAATCGGGCGGTAGATCGCCATCCGCGCACTCCGGTACTCGTATGCCGGGAGCCACCGGCGTGCTTCGCTCTCATCGGCGCGCACGCCCTGCCACGATTCGACGTGGTAGCCAGTATCGGCCAGGTCCAGCGCGTACTCCGTGAGCGGATTGCGCTTCAGGTATTCGGTGCAGAACTGGCGCTTGCGGCTCGGGAACCCGCCCCGCACCAGGCACAAGTCCAGAAACGGAACGCCTGTGGGATGCAGCAGCTCCAGCGCGCGGGCTGCAGTCGCAGGCGTCCACCGGTACTTGAACTGGCGGTTGCCATAGATCGCCACCTCGGACTCCCCGGCAGCGATGCGTGCCAGATTGGCGCGTTTGGTGGCGAACTCATCGGCGAAGTCCGCGCGGACTATATCGACGCGGATACCGAGCGCGCGCGGCAGGTAGTGCAGCGCGTACTCGTAGGTCACCTCATGCTCATTGCCGGTGTCGGCGAAGACAAACCGGCAGGCATCAATGCCGTGCAGCTCGATTGCCAGAATCGCTGTCGCAGTGCTGTCCTTGCCACCGGACATCGAGACGATGTGCACAGCGGCCTTTGAATCGTCTGCCGCAGGAGCGGCCGTACTGCAATGCGTGCGCGCTCCCCCGACCCCGCGGTCGTCGGTGTCGATGGTTATCGTGGTATTCATGTTCTTGGCTTGGAGAAGGCCAATTGCCCCGGCCGTCAGGTGGCGTGCAGCGGTGAAAAGCGCCGGGCGAATAAGCGCCACGCGCGACCGCGTTTCGGAGAAGTGGTATTGCTGGGATGTACCGCTGGACGGTGGTACGAATCAGGCGTGAGGAATAGAGGTTCTTCCGGCGGCGCGAATGAATAGGCACAACAGGTGGTCGAGCCTGGGATGTGGCGGAACGCAATAGAACCAATTCCCGCTGACGGCGCGCCCGATTTCCAAACGAATGCGGTACGCCTTTAATGCTTCAGGCGACAACGCGGAGTTACGGGGACCCGATCCAGGCGCTGCAGGCTTCGGCGGCAATTTTCAACAAACTCTCATTTATTGAAATTATTGCTGCGGCGCACATGCAAGCCATTTAATTTGCAGCCAAAATTTCAACATCCGATGACGTGTACATCTTTGTGATTCCACACGGATGACCCGGACTTCGGCTATTTCAACTACAACGATCTTTCGGGAAGAAAACCACATGGCAACCTACAAAGACCTGCTGACTCAAAAAGCAAAGCTCGAAGAACAACTCGAAGCCGCTCGCCAGAAAGAGCTGGCAACCGTCACCGAGCAGGTGCGTCAAGTCGTGCAGGAGTACGGCCTGACCGCCGAGGACATCGGCCTGGCACCGAAGCGCGCCGCCAAGCGTGGCCCCAAAGCTGCCCCGGTCCCCAAATACCGCGATCCCAAGACCGGCGCCACCTGGACCGGCCGCGGCCGGGCTCCGGCCTGGATCGGCAAGAACCGCGACAAGTTCCTGATCGCCTGATTCACCGGCCGGCGTTGCCGGCCACCACGAGGCGCGTACCGGTCAGCCCAGCTGCCGAATGCGCGCCTCGATGGCAGCGGACAGGCGCGGAATACGCCGTGCCACCAGCTGGTCGATGTCGAGCCGCTTCCTGAGCACGACACGCGGCACCAGCACTGCAATCGGTACGTCCGCGCCTCGTCGGATGCGCTTCACCCCCTCGGCCTTGCGATAGCGGCGCTTGAATCCCATCAGCGGCCGGTCGTGTTCGCCGATGTTCTCGGCCATCAGCACCACGTTCCCCCGAGCATTCTTCACGAAGTAGGCGTTGCCGCCCCGCATCAGTTCGGCGATCTGCGCCTTGAAGCGCTTCCTGCCAACGCGGCCATACAGCGGAATCAGCAGCCGGCCCGCGATCACACCGCCCCGCTCGTGGATGGCGGACCACGGCACACGCGAGCCCACGTAGAGCGCCGGCAGCCGCTTCGGATCGCGGTCCAGTACCTTGGCCGTGAAGCCCTTGAGGAACGAGCGCCTCACCACCCGCATCTGCCCGGCGACGTGATCGCGTATCTCCTGCCGCAGCTCGGTTGCCGCACCGGCCATGGCCTGCGCGACCGCCTGCTTCACCTTCGGACGGAACTCCCCCGCCCAGCGGCGCAGTTGGGCCTGCGCCGCGGCACTATCGATTCGAACGGAAATCCGCATGGCCGGTTGCCTTGTCGTTGAACTGGCCGAGCGTGCGCTCGAGATTGCGCGCATCGCCCCGCGTGCCGATGGCGATCAGCGACAGCAAGCGCGCATCGCGCGCGGCCTCCGCGCGCACCGTGGCGCCCAGGAAGCCGCGCACCTGGGCCAGGGTGTAGCCGAGGATGTCGGGCAGCCGGTGGCCGTGGTCGATCAGCCGTTGGATGGCATCGAACCAGATGGCGCCGGCCCGCTCACCACCTGGCCGATCAGGCCGTCGAGCCTGGGCAGCACCGTCCGGGTAAAAAAATCCGCATTCACCTCGACCACCCTGGCCGCCAGCAGGATCGCCTCGTCGGCCGCGAGCGCATCGACCCAGGCGCGCGGCTTGTCCACCGCGATGGCGACGGCCTGCAGCAGGTCGTCGCCGTGCTCGATAAAGAGGCCGAGCCAATCGATTTGCGGCGCTTTGAGCTGCTGCAGCGTCGGCGAGATCGCGCGCAGGAAATCCGGCAGCCGCCCCACCTTGAGCGGCAGGATGACGAGTGCCTCGCCGCCCACGGTGAGTTCGGCCGGCTGCGGGATGAGTTTGTCCAGATCGTCCATGGCGGGCCTCACATCACGATGCGGCCGAACTGGCCGAGCACCGCATCGAACGGCTTGGTCGGATCCGCCAGCAGCGAGCCTTCCATCTCGAACTTGTTGTAATCGTCCGAGATGAGCGCCAACTCCTTGAGCGGGTCGAACGCCACGCGATACAGCTCCACCAGCACCTTGGCATTGCCCTGCGCGGTGTTCAGGCCCTCCAGGCGCAGGTAGCGCTCGGGCAGCGGCTGCGTAAAGATGCCGATCTCGGTGGTCACACCGAAGGCATAGCTCGCCTTGAACGGCCGCACATACGGCACGGGCGGCGTAGCGCCGTCGTCCAGGCGCAGGAACTGGATTGAGCCGAAGTCCAGATCGGCGGTGTAGTCGACACCGGCCACCAGCGTCGCGGACTTGGCGGCGCTGTCCTTGAGCACCAGCTTCGACACTTTGGGGTGCGCCAGGAAGTAGCGATCGCCCACCAGCGGCTGCTCGCTGCCGATCAGCTCGTCGTTGACCGTGCCGGCGTCGCCGGTGATGTGATTGCCGTACAGGGCCAGCGCGAGGTTCTCGCGAGTGAACTCCTCGATGGTCAGGTTGAGGGTGGCCGACTTCTGTTTGACCATCCGGTGGTCCAGCGTGCGCTGGCCGGACTGGCTTTCGTAATGCTCCAAGACTTCCGTCTTGAGGGACAGCTTCAGCTCGGCCACGTTGCCGGGCGAGCGCACCTCGTAAGGCGCGCCCGCGGCATCTCGCTTGCCGAGGAAGACGCGCCCCTGGAAGGAGGCGTAGGTACTCATGGGTGGGGGAAATTCCTTGCGTGACGCAGAAATGGGTACGGGGGTGAGAGCCGCCCGAACGGGGCTCTCGAAGGGCCGCTGCTCCACCCTGCGTGGGCGGGCAAATCAGCGGGCTGGTGGACTTCAGGCCGGCGTCGCCAGGTCGGCGGCCAGGGTCCGGTAGGTGATGCGGTAGCGGGCCGGAATCGCCGCCGCGACGGCGTCGGCGTCTTCGACGTCCCACTCGGCATCCAGCTCGTGGAGGCCGAGCGCCAGGCCACCGCAATTCACGTCGGCCATCAGCGCGGCGTGCGCGGCGGTCAGCAGTTGGTCAGCCAGCGTCTCCGGCGCGGCGGGCGGCACGGCACGGGCCAGCGCCGTCACCCGCACGGTCAGCTCACGCGTGACGCGGTCGTTGGCCCGGCTGGTGATGGCGTCGCTCTCCGGATGCACCACCAGCGCCGGACACTGCTCCCGTGCGATGGCGACGGCTGGCGAGCGGTGCAGCGTCGCGCCGAGCGCCTGGACCGGCGCACGGACGGCCGCCATCACCGCGAGCAGGATCCGCTCGCGGACAGAGTTGATTGCCATGGGGATCGCAGTGGATTACAGGCGGGTGAGCTTGGCGCGGATCTCGGAGCCGTCGCCGACGGCCCGCACATCCCGCACGTGGTAGAGCACGCCACCGATCTCGACGGTCTCACGGGAGCTAAGCCCCACCAGGACCGTGGCGGGATAGAACATCACGTACTCGGTGCTGACCGTCAGGCCGTCGAGCAGCGTCTCGTCGGGCGCGGCGAAGCCGACCATGGGGGCCTGCGGCGGGCCGCCGTCGGACGGCCGCCAGATACATTCCTTCAGGAGACCGGCATTGGCTGCGGCTTCGTAGAGCGCTTCCACGATGCCCAAGGTCAACCCGCCGTCAGCTTGACCAGCACGCCGGGACGCAAACACATCGGCAGCGGGTTGGCTTGGGTGTGCACGTCGGTGCCGCGATCGAACTGGCGCGGCTGCTGCTTGGCATACATCGGCTGGCCCAGCGTATTGACCGTCTCGTTGAAGTCCGCCGGCGCGAAGTAGGTCGCGAAGGTGTCCAGGGTGCCCACCGGGAAGACATGCGCCTCGCCAGGCTCAATGAAGCTGCGCACCTTGCCGTTCGCGTCGGACGCCTTGCCCCGGTACTCCTCGAAGGTGATGCCGCCGAACTCGAAGCCGGCACGCACGTCGTTGATCAGCATGATCCCCTCGCGCCAGCGCGAATAGGCGTCCTTGACCGTTTTTTGGCTGATCAACGCCTTGAAGAAATCGGTCGAGCACAGGCAGTGCACGCCGGTCATGACCTCGCCGAGCAGGGAGTCGTCGATCATGCTGAGCACGTCCGTGCATTTGTTCCGGACCTCGGTCTTGTCGGCGCTCAGCTCGAAGTTCACCACCTTCTGCTGGATGCGGAACTCCTCGAACAGGTTGTAGAGGGGGGAGCCGTCCGCGTCGAGGATCTCGCCCTTGAGCGCGCCCATGCGCAGGTGTTCCAGCGTGATGGCGTGCTTGTTGCGCATCGTCTCCAGGCGCTCGGCCATCACGTTCGACACGGATTCCAGTTCGGTCTCCGAGCCGAAGCCGCGCAGCCCCTGCACCGCTTCGGGCAGCACCACGTCATCGTGCGGGATGTGGGGGATGACGAAGGAGCGCAGGTTGCGCCGGCCGCGCGTGCCGACCGTACCGGGCGAGCCTGGCGGCAACGTCGGCAGCAGCGTCAGCACGCCCTCGCGCTGCTCCACGATGATCTGGCGCGTGCGCACGGGCTTGGGCGCAAACAGATTCATCTGCTCCAGCTTGCCGTAGCGGTTCGGGATCAGGTTGATGGCCGCCGTCATCGAGGCCATCTCGAAGGCAGGATTGGTGAATGGATTCTGCATGGTCGATCAGGCTCCGACGCGCACCAGGACGCCCAGT